GTCTACTTGACGTGGCTACAATATCAGCCAACAACGACAGGGTGCTTGGTAAGATGATCGCTGACACGTACAACGAGGTTGGCTTGAAGAACGGCATTGTAACGGTAGGTCGCTCGCAGACATCTGAGACATGGAGCGAGGTGATTGACGGCATGCGTATGGACAGGGGCTACTCGACACCGATGTTCATCAACGACCAGAGGAGAGATGAGTGTGTGCTTGAGGACGTGCATGTCCTTGTGGCTGACATAGAGATATCCAACATACTTACCCTTGAGAGCGTGCTTAAGCCAGTCATCCAGCAGCAGAAGAAGCTGTTGATTATTGCACCGTGTTCAAAGAACGTTCTGAACACATTGGCAGCTAATGTTATCAAGAACGGTTTGAAGTTGTGTGTGGTTGACGCACCATCGTTCGGATACCGTCAGCATGAGCTGATGCAGGACATAGCCTTCAAGTTTGGGGCGACCTACTTCAGCGAGAAGACAGGTGACGACCTTAGCATAATTGAGATGAGAGACCTTGGACACGCAGACAAGGTTGTGGCGTCAAAGAACTCGACCATCATCATGCGTGAGAACAGTGACGAGGACAACGAGGCTATTGATGGGCGCATTGCTGAGCTGTGGGCGCAGCATGACGAGACAGAGAACAAGGGCGAGCGTGACTTCGTGCTTGAGCGTATCGCATCGCTTTCAGGTGGAGTTGGCGTGATACACGTTGGTGGAACGACTGACATGGAACAAAAAGAGCGATTTGACAGGGTTGACGATGCAGTTTGCGCTGTTCGTGCAGCTTTGGTAGATGGAATCGTTGCAGGAGGCGGTGTGACGCTTGCAGGGCTTGCTAAAGGCATTGACGGAGACAGTATAGCGTCAAATGCGATGAGAGAGGCAATGTTGACACCGATGCGTCAGATAATGGTCAACGCAGGTCTACCTGCTGACAAATACTACAGCACGCTTCCACACACGGCAGAAGGCGTTGGTATGAACGTAAAGACTGGTGATGTAGGCGATATGCTATACATGGGCGTCATTGACCCAGCGAAGGTGACCAAGGAGGCGATAACAAACGCAATATCTGTCGCAGGGACGATACTCAGTACAAATGCAATAGTTACATTAGCACGATCTTATGAAGCCGATAAATAAATACATAGTTGTCCAGAAACTTGAGGAGGAGTTGAAGACCGAGTCAGGTCTCCTCCTCTCTCAGGAGGACGCTAACAATTTCAGATACGCCAAGGCGAGGGTTGTCAAGGTGGGGTCAAATGTTGACGTTATCAGCGATGGCGACCTGATATACTACGACAAGAGCGCAGGACACACGATGCTCATCGAGGACGAGCCTTATACGATTATCCTTGAGAGGGACGTTGTCGTAGTTCTTGATTGATTTTCTTGATGTAGTTACGCAGCGTCTTCTGTGTATATCGGGGGCTTGCACCGAACAGCTCTGTTCTGTGTTCACTTATAGCCTCTGTTCCGTCAAGCTTGCGGTATATTGACTTGATGATGCCTATTGTCTGTACTGATAGGCAGTATAGTGCCTTCTGACCGTTCTTCTGGTTACGCCACTTGATGATATGCCCCTCCTCGCGTAATCGCTCGAACCATTTCGTATCCCAACTGAATATCTGATTGTACTCGTTGAAGTCTGTTCTGGAGAACTTGCCCTCCGAGTAGAGGAACAGGAGCATCTCCAACTTTGGAACTGTCAGGTCATACTTCACGTATGCCCATTTTCGGACGACCCTCCAGTACTTGAGGTAGTCATCACCCTTTACTTTTGATTTCATAACTTTGTATTTGAGTAACTCAAAGATACGAATATGCCACAAGAGAAACCAAAGAAGAAAAAACCACTATCTAACACTCCATCAGGTTTGGGAGCAAAACTTGGATCTGCTGTTAGAGAGTCATTCCCACTTGCAAAATCGCCAGCAGCACTTGGTGCAGCACTTGGTGCAAAAATGAAGGGATACATGGATAGCAAAAAGAAAAAAGATTCGTCAAAATACATAAAGTACCTTGACGATTCTGACAAAAAAAAGGAACTTAAACACTTCAAAAAGCACGGATCACCAAAAGGGTATCACATAGTAAAAGGAAGTAGAGGATGAAAGGAAAGAGCAAACCATGCACCTCAAAGGTGAAGAAGGCTATGAAGCCTAAGTCAGGCAAGAAGGGTGGAATGAAGAAAAAATACTAATGCCGAGCAAGCGAAAGAAAAATAAGATATGCGCTGCTGGGATAGCGTGGGCAAAGCGAACCTTCGACAGGTATCCATCAGCCTATGCGAACATGGCAGCGAGTAAGTATTGCAAAGACCCTAACTACGCAAAGAAGTAATGGGTGAACTCAAGAAGTGGCGAGACGAGAAGTGGGTCAGGATCGGAACTGACGGCTCTATAAAGGGTGAGTGCGGTACGAGCAAGAACAAGAAGAACCCAGACAGATGCCTCCCGTTGAAGAAGGCTCGCTCTATGAGCAAGTCAGAGAGGGCTGCTACCGCCAAGAAGAAAAAGCGAGGGGGTAAGCAGTTCGTGGCAAACACCCCAAAGGGTAGGGTAACAAAGAAGTACACTAAACGATGAGCAATATTCCACAGGGCACAAAGTTTCATGGGGTAGACCCATCGGTAGAGACCATCAACAAGGGGTCGGCTACAGCTAACGCACTGCGTGATGCGTACACCATTGATGATATGGTTAACTACTTCGGCACGAAGGGGTTATTTTCTCAGACGGAGGACGGCCCAGCCGTATCGGACACGACTGACGAGCTTACGATTATCGGAAACGGTGAGGGCAGCCTCAGCGTACCAGCAAATGGATTTGCAAAGGGGAATACGTTCAGAGCGTACATAGAGGGAGACCTATCGTCACTGAACAACGCAGAGCTTACCATCAACATAAGAGATAACGGCAATATACTTGCAACTACAGGGCCGATGACGCTTGTCACTACGTCTGGAAACTACTACTATCTTGACGTTAACTTCGTTGTAAGGCAGATTGGCGCAGCGGGTGCTGCTCAATTAATGACGTCTGGTATGTTCCAGTACACAAAGACAGCGAATAGTACACCTGAGGTCATAGGTTTCAATAACCTCAACAGCACCACGTTCGACACCACAACAGACAGCACGCTTAACATAACGGCTCAGTGGGGTGCGGCAGACCCGTCAAACTCCATTGACGCACATATACTCATCCTTCAAAGGGTATTCTGATGGCAGACAAGAGCAAGATGAAATGTAACGTGGTTCGGTCAAGCGACCGAGCTGGCAAGAAGAAGATGGTAAAGGCGTGTTCGGGCGGCAAGGAGAAGCTCATCCACTTCGGAGCGAAGGGGTACGGGCATAACTACTCAGCTGCTGCACGTAAGTCATTCAAGGCACGACACAAGTGCGACACAGCAAAGGACAAGCTAACAGCACGCTACTGGGCCTGCAAGAACCTGTGGGCAGGTAAGGGCGGATCTACAAAGAGTTCACCAAAATCACGAAAAGGAAAATACTGATGAACAGAATCGTAAAAAAGTCGAAGCCCAGAGGGCTTGGAGATTCAATTGAGAACTTCACACAAAAGACAGGCATCAAGAAGGTTGTTGAGAAGGTAGCAGGCGAAGGATGCGGCTGTGGGGCAAGAAGAGACGCCCTGAACCGCATGTTCCCGTACGATAAAAAGTAAAGTCGCTATCTTTGCATTCAAAGCAAAGAAAATGGCGTACACAAAATTACAAGCTGGTCAGGCTTTAGCGGTAATCCCGTCAGACACTATATTCATCCCTGAGCCATCCGTTCAGGTTCTAACAGGAACTGCTGACTTCAGCGTGGCAGGCACACTAACAGACGTAGGAACAACATTTCTAAGCAGCGGAATCAGTGGTGATGCCATTGTTTACAATACAACAGCTGCAATAGCCTACGATGTAGCATCTGTTATAGACGATCTTAACCTTGCACTTACTCCAGCAAGTGCTGGAGGTGCTACTGATGCCTACGTTATCTACAATGCCCCATCAGCTGGGTGTGTACTTTACGTTGGCGTGACTGGAGACGTTAAGGTAAAGACTATAGCAGGAAACGATGTCGTGTTCACTGGAGTACCAGCAGGTAGCTTTATGCCTGTTCAAGTCAAGCAGGTGTTCGCTACTGGAACAACAGCAACCAACATAGTAGCTCTCTGGTGATATCAATATCAAATAGTAATGTCATAGGAGGTCTCCCTGCTAACTTAAGCGGAGGTTCAACACCTCCATCAAGTCCCGACTTCGTGTCAACTTGGGATACTACTCAAGCAGGTTCGGCATCCGATACAGTTGTACTACCTTTAATATCATCTGGTACATACAACTTCGATGTTGATTGGGGTGATGGTAATAAAGATACCATAACAGTTTGGAACCAAGCCGAGACAACTCACGTATATGCAACGTCTGGTAACTACACTATTACTATTAGTGGTACTATTGAAGGATGGAGAATTAATAACGGTGGTGATAAATTAAAGGTTACTAATGTTTCAAATTGGGGAACTCTTACTTTAAATACTGTAGCCGCATTTTATGGTTGCAATAATATGACCATCACTGCCACCGATGCACCAACCTTATCTACTACTACTTGCCTACAAAATATATTTAGAGATTGTGGCTCAATAGTTGCACCTGACTTTAGAAATTGGGACGTTAGTACTCAAACTACTGCACAAAACGCTTTCTACAACTGTTCATCACTAACAACACCATCTATGAACTCTTGGGATGTTTCTAATATCCTTAGTTTTCAAAGTATGTTTCAAGGGTGTGAATTGTTCAATGCTGATATAACTAGTTGGGTTCCATCATCAGCAACTAATATGGCGGCTATGTTTGCGGGATATTTTGGTAGCACTTCATTTAATCAGCCAATTGGTGGTTGGGATGTTAGTAATGTACAGTTATTTGGTTCTATGTTCAACACAAACATAGCCTTCAATCAAGATTTGAGTGCGTGGAATACATCATCGGCTACAACTATGGTTAGTATGTTCCAAGGAGCTGAGGCTTTTAACGGTAATATTACAACTTGGGATGTAAGTAATGTTACTACTATGAATAATATGTTCCGAAGTGCATTGGTATTTAATCAACCAATTGGTAGTTGGACAACAACGTCATTGACTTTGACACAAAGCACATTCTTTCAAGCACGAGCATTTAATCAATCTCTTAATGGTTGGGATATGAATGGTGTTACACTGGCTAATGGTATGTTCCAAGGTGCAGATTCATTTAATCAACCTCTTAACGCTTGGGACACTTCAACGATAACTAATATGGCTAGTATGTTCGCTGGTTACTTCAATACCACGATTTACGACCAAGATATATCTAGTTGGGATATTAACCAAGTGACTTCATTTGTCAACTTTATGGGTTCATCTACTGGTTTATCAACAGCTAATTATGATGCACTATTAATTGCTTGGGATGCACAAGGTGCAATGAGTTTTAGTGGAACAGCTAACTTCGGAGGAAGTACTTACACGCTTGGTGGTGCAGCCGAAGCGGCAAGAACTTCACTTATAGCTAAGTGGGGTGGAATTATAGATGGTGGAGGTGTTTAAAAAAAGACAATGAACGAAATACGATTTCCTGAAGTACGAACATACTACATCTGTTTCGACAACGAGCGAACAGAAGTGAAAAGCTATGGGTGGGTAGAGCCAAGTCAAGTTTTTGAAACGATTTGGATATTTGACGAATTTACGGACGAAGAACAATGGATAGCAGAATTAGCTAATTGGGGAATTACTCCAGAATTTGATGAACAAGATAATTTAGTTTTATAAAAGAAGTTACAATGAAAAAATTTATGTTGTTATCGATTTCTATTATGTTATCATTAGGATGCTCTCAAGACACTAAAGTTGAAAATCATCGTAAAGGTAGTTCGGCTACATTACAAGCAACAATCTCACTTGATAATCAAGCGTTTAAGAATAGTACTTTAAATGATTCAATTCATGTGTACTCAAGCGGAGACTATAAACAATGCATTAAAGATGTTGTTGTAAATCCACCATGGTTAACACCTGATCACGATGTAATAGCAACTTGCAGTAGCACCTCAAGCGGATGGTGTTGGGCTGGTGAATCATCAAATTTTGAGCTTAAATTTATGAATAGTGATGATGTTGAGGCTGGTTACGTACAATTTCACGAAGCTTATGCCACACATTTTGAAGTCCATTCTATTAAATCATATAACGGATATTTAATAACTGTTAAAACAGAAGTGGTCAATAGAGCATCTACGTTTGAAATTAAAGTTACAGTGCAGTAAGTATTTAAAAACTTAGTGTTATGAGAGAATTTTTAGAAGAGATAGGCGTTAACATCGCTTTTGTGTTAGCAGGACTTGCAGGCTCTCTTGTTACTGTAAGTAACGATGCTACAAAAAACTTAAAGTCTTCTATTGCAGGTATCATAGCAGGTACATTTTCAGCAAACTATATGACTCAGGTAGTAGTTGAACTTACGGGTCTTAGCGGTAAAACTGAGTACGGTCTTGCTTTTATTCTTGGTTATATCGGACTCAAAGGTGTAGAGAAGATATCACAGAAAATATTCAACGAAGATGGTAGCAGTAGTAGTTAACGAGGTAGCAAACTTTGTTATGTGCGTCAGCGTGTTGATGATGTATGTGTATCTATACGGTGATAAGACAAAGGTTGTACACAAGTGGTCATTCGTAGGTCACTGGACTCTTAGATCAGGATTGATAGGTATTATATGTGGAAGTGCGTTGAATGTACTTACATTATCAGATCCTCCGCTGACTGAAGTTGTACTTAATGTAGGATTAGCCTTGACGTTTGTATGGGCATATCTATTCCATAGAAAGATGTTCAATGAAAGAATCGGGAAATAACTAACTTTGTAGCATGGCAACAATACAGGCAACACTTAATATCACAAGCTCTGACGCAACGTCTGAGTCATTAGCTATATCACAGACTGATGCGATTACGGTAACCAACCCAGTACAGAACACAAGCAGAATAAGTGTGGGGGCAGTTTCAGCAGAGGTTATCGTACCAGCCGCCAAGGCAGCCATAACCTATGTGTACCTAAAGAACACTGACGCCACAAATAGCCTTGACTTAGCCGAGGCAGCAACGAACGTAAGCTTCGGAACGCTTGGGCCAGAGGAGTGGGCGTTTGTGCCTATCAAGGCATCTGTAGGGCTTGAGGTAACAGCAAGCGCATCTACGGTTGTTCTTGAGTACGGAATCTGGACGCAGTAATGTGCTGCGATGGAGGACACAAGGTTCTTCTATTAATCATCATTACACTATGCGCTGTACTCATAATCCAATCACTGAAAATTGAACGACTTAGCAAAACATCTCATAAGCCAGTACCTGCCGTACCTGATAGCATTCCTGCTCGGGGTCATAGTTGCGTGGAAGGGCTGCGGTGATACAAGCGGTAAGCCTATTACCACTATCATCAAAAAGCCAGTTCCAATAATTGAGTATGTCGAGCGTTGGAGATACGACACCCTAAGATTTGTTCGTTGGAACACCGTACATGATACCGTGCATGATACCGTACATGACGTAGAGTACATCAATATCTACGATAGCGTTCTTGTAATAGATACCGTTAAGATAATTGACTCTTGGCTTACGGAGGTTACTAAGTATGATACTACTGCATTGGATTGTCAACTACGTTTGAGATGGCAGAACTACCAAAACCTGACCGAGAATCTTATAATAGATTACACACCAAAGAAAGTCCCATTGAAGTGGGCGTTGGGAGTACACGCAAACGCAGGGCTTATATCAGACTTCAAGACAAGCTATGTGCCTTTGATGGGGCTTGGCGTTCAGGCTACAGTAAAAAAGACGTACTTTAGCGTTGACTACGGATTCAACGGACAACATTACGTTGGAGTTCGGGTCGGAAGAAATATCGTAAATTTGTAACCCAATGAAATTAGAAACAACAGAGTTAGAGCAGATTCAGTCTGCAAGAGAGAAGTTCAATCAGGCAAAGATGACGCTTGGAGATATTGAGCTTAACAAGCAGGTGGTGCTTGGTGAGATAGAAACAATCAAGGCCGAGTTCAAGGTTCTTGAGGACGCACTCATCGAGAAGTATGGCGCTGACTCAACAATCAACATGACAAATGGTGAAGTTACTAAGAAGGATAATCAACCTCTTCAAAAAGTGTAAAATGGCAAGGATAAACAACACAGCAGCATACACAACGGCAACCCCTACTGCTGACAGCATCGTAATCGGGTCTACCGAATCAGGTGGAGACACTAAGAACTTCCAGATGTCTGACATTGCAACGTATGTAATGTCTGCAAACACACTTACACTTCAAGATGTTTGCGATAATGGATCGTCAACAACAACTGGAATCACTGTGGCAGGAGCAACAACACTGAACGGAGCTCTTGACTTGAACAGCACGGCTGACATATCTGGAAACACTACAATAGGCGGAACGCTAGGGGTTACTGGAGCGTCTACACTAAACAGTCTATCGGTTACAAACAACACTACAATAGGCGGAACGCTAGGGGTTACTGGAGGAGCAACATTCTCTCTTGGAGCCACTATAAATGGAGCTGGACTTGCTGTAAATGGATCTGGAGGAATAGTCGTGACCGATGCAGCAGGTATAACGTCTTCAGGAGGCCCTGTATCAGGAACAGCTCTTAGCACATCTGGAGGTCTTCTTGTATCAGGGACATCTATACTTGGAGACATTGACGCAGCTGGAGTTGCAGACATCGCAGACACACTTACGTTGAGCAAGGCGGCAGGAACAGGTCTTAGCGTTGTCGCTGACGCTTCAGTAGGTGGAACGCTAGGGGTAACTGGAAACACAACAATAGGCGGAACGTTAACATTAGGCAGCACGTCAATTGGAGCAACTGGAATTACCACGGGGACAATCCTAGCAACAGGAACAATAGCCGCAGCGTTCTTAGCTACAGACCCATCAGGAGCACCTGCAAGCGCGGCTGCAGCGGGAGTAACTGGCAGTATTGTAGCTGATGCTGACTATATTTACGTATGCACAGCAACAGATACTTGGAAGCGTGTAGCAATCGCAACTTGGTAATATGGATATCCGTAAGATTTCAGTAGGCGTTAATTACAAGGACGCCATGCACTACATCATCGGTCAGTCGGTGATAGGAGGTGAGTATGAGATACACCTTATCAAGTTCCATGACGAGATAGACTCTTTTAGGATATGGATATCAAACGGAGAGGAGATAATGCTGTGGAAGGAATTTAAAGACATGCCAATTTCAATCGAGTACAACATAAACTTCTAAAATGAAATCCCCATACATGTTCATCGTTCGCCCAAAAGACGGCAAGCGATACGCGAACATCAACGATGACCTTATAGTAAGTACATCACAGGAAGACCATAGGTTCTCTCAGAGGATAGCAGAGGTGGTCGAGCTTCCGATAAAGTATGACGGGCCGATAAAGGTAGGAGACCTCCTGCTTGTTCACCACAACGTATTCAAGTTCTACTACGACATGAAGGGTAGACAGAAGAGCGGAAGGAGCTTCTTTAAGGACGACCTATTCTTCGTAGATCACATGCAGTTCTTTATGTATCACAATGGAGAGAGGTGGAATGCTCACGACAAATACTGCTTCATCAAGCCAGTTGAGAAGAAAGACTCTATCATCTTCAAGAATGTATCTGAGGAGCCTTTGGTAGGCACGATCAGATACATCAACGAGCAGCTTGAGGCATTCGGACTCAAAGAGGGCGATGAGATATCATTCAAGCCAGACAGTGACTATGAGTTCACGGTTGATGGCGAGAAGCTGTATCGAATGTTTACGGACAACATAACGCTGTCTCTATGATATATTTCGCTGACGACTTCCTTAGTTCGGAGTGGTATGATAGCACAAAAGAACAACTTACCTCAAACGAGTTTGAGGAGGTTATAGCTGGCGATAAACCTTTTTATGTGCAGACTCCTTCTGCGGCATTCAACGAGATTGTTGAGTCTAAAATATCAAGACTTGAAGGTCGTCCTGTGAGAAACATACTTAGTTTCTTTAGGGTTGCTACAGATGTTTTGGACACAGATTGGAGGATACACTCTGATCAAAAAATAAATGGAGAGCAACCAGATAGAGCTATTGTGCTTTTCATGTCTCCATCTAATTCTGACAGTCAATTGAACGGCACTGCTTTTTGGAAACATCAAGAATATGGATACATGTTACCAAAATCAACAGACAAAGAGTTTGACAGGATGCTTTCAGAAGAATCAAATGATTTAAGCAGGTGGGAGCTGAATACGGTAATAGGACACAGGGAGAATAGGCTTGTATCATATCCTTCATCCTACTTCCATAGCAAATACCCAAACAAGGGATGGGAAGAGGGTAGGATTGTTTTTGTAATGTTTTATAGCCATGGGTAAGAGTAGAAGATATTCAGGAGACAAGTCATCTCCAAAAATGAAATACAACAAGAATGGATTCAAGAACTATAAAGGAGGAGATTATCAAAGCTGGGAGGATAGCAGTGAACCAGCTAATCAAGGTCGCAAAGGAAGAGATAATAAAGCCCGACCCAGAGGATGAGCTTGCGGCTGACAGACTAAAGAACGCTGCCGCCACAAAGAAGCTTGCCATATTTGATGCGTTTGAGATAATGAAGCGTATCGAGGAGGAAGAGGAAAAGCTCAACGCTCCTGAAGAGAAAGAAGAAAAGAAGTCAAGTGGAGGATTCGCAGAGAGAAGGTCGAGAAAGTAGGATATACGAGGTAATTGAAAACCACGTACCTAAAACCGTTCTATCAAAAAAGAACAAGGCTAAATCATGGACGTATGGGTATGACGACAAGTATGACATGGTCGTTATATCAAGGGATGGCACTGTAGGAGATGTCTACCTGATAGAGGGGCTTCGTGTTGCGCTACCATTAGTTCCTGAGAAAGTATTCTCAAGAAGTAAGAAACAATCAGAACAGTATTGGGAGGCTGAAGAGTACCCAAAAGAACTCAAGAGGATACAGAGCATATTCCAGTGGAATGAGATGCCATCATCCTTCAAGGACAAGTGGGTTGATTACATAGAAGAAGAGTTCGATAGAAGAGAGTTTGGACACTGGTTCAAAAACAACGGAACCCCAACGTACATAACAGGCTCTCACTACATGTACCTGCAGTGGACAAAGATTGACGTTGGGCTTCCAGACTTCAGGGAGGCCAATAGAATATTCCACATTTTCTGGGAAGCTTGTAAGGCTGACAAGAGGTGCTTTGGAATGTCCTACCTTAAAATCAGACGTTCAGGATTCTCGTTCATGGGGTCTTCAGAGGGCGTGAATACAGCAACGCTTGCAAAAGATGCAAGGGTTGGGATATTGTCAAAGACGGGTGCTGATGCAAAGAAGATGTTTACCGACAAGGTTGTTCCTATAAACAGCAACTACCCATTCTTCTTCAAGCCTATCATGGATGGTATGGACAGACCCAAGACCGAGCTTTCTTACAGGGTTCCTGCTTCCAAAATCACAAAGAACAATATGCACAACGTAGAGGACGATGTGCTTGAGGGTCTTGACACAACGATTGACTGGAAGAACACAGCAGACAACAGCTACGATGGTGAGAAACTCCTGCTGTTGATACACGATGAGAGCGGTAAGTGGGAGAAGCCTGAGAACATACTCAACAATTGGAGGGTGACAAAGACATGTC